TCGTCGTGGCGCAGAAAGCGCGCAGCATCCCCATTGATCAGCGCGCCCGTGGTCACCATCTCGGTATAGAGCAGGGCATGGCCGGAGAGCTGGCGCAGAAAGTAGCGACAGTGGCGATCTGTCCAGTCCATCATCGGTGCAACAGAAAACCGCCGAGAGGGCGCAGGCCTTGGGCTTGCTGGGCTGAGGGCTGTTTCTGCGGGGTTTTGCACTGTTCTCATTTACTACCATTTCCTGCCGTTTTCGCTTGTTTCTGCAAGTGCGTTGCTACAATGTAGCAAGCTGTTCAGGTCATGTAGCAAAACCCATGGGAACTATCACAACACGCAAGCGCAAGGATGGGACGGCTCGGTATACCGCCCAGATACGCATCATGCAGAAGGGCGTAACAGTCTACACCGAGAGCCAGACGTTTGATCGTAAGGCCACTGCCCAGGCATGGATGAAACGACGGGAGACCGAGCTGGCTGAGCCGGGCGCGATTGAGAAAGCCAAGCGCAATGGCGTGACAGTCAGCGAGATGATCGGCAAGTACCTTGAGGACTACGAAAAGATCCGACCGCTGGGGAAAACCAAGCGGGCTACGCTGAAGGCCATCAGTGAATCCTGGCTGGGCGAGCTGAAGGATTCCGAAGTCACCAGCCAGGTGTTGGTGGAGTATGGCCAGCGCCGAATGCAAGAGGATGGCGTCCAGGCGCAGACGGTGGGCAATGACCTGGCGCACCTTGGAGCTGTGCTGGCCGTTGCCCGGCCGGCGTGGGGCTACGACATCGACCCGATGGCCATGCCTGATGCGCGGCGGGTGCTGCGCAAGATGGGCGCAGTGAGCAAGAGCAGGGAGCGATCCCGGCGGCCCACGCTGGACGAACTCGACAGGCTGCTGACGTACTACTGCGAGATGCGTGACCGGCGGCAGCAAGAAATAGACATGGTGCGCATGATCGGCTTCGCGCTGTTCAGCACGCGGCGGCAGGAGGAGATTACCCGCATCCGCTGGGACGCCATGCGTAAAGCTGATCAATCCGTTCTGATCACCGATATGAAGAACCCCGGTCAGAAGCACGGCAACGATGTGTGGTGCCACGTACCCGATGAGGCGTGGCGCATTCTGCAATCAATGCCGAAAGTTTCGGAGTTCGTGTTTCCCTTCAATGCCAAGTCCGTATCTGCCTCTTTCACCAGAGCGTGCCGGTTTTTGGAAATCGAGGATCTGCATTTCCACGACCTGCGTCACGATGGTGTGAGCCGTCTATTTGAGCTGGGCTGGGATATCCCGCGTGCAGCCAGCGTATCTGGCCATCGGGACTGGAACTCGATGCGGCGCTATACGCACCTGAGAGGCAAAGGCGACCCCTATGCGGGTTGGCCCTGGTTGGAGCGGATAATAACGGGCCCCGTGATCGGAGCCCGGAAGGGTTAGGCGGCGCGGCGGGTGCCGCGGCCCATTAGTTTTTCGTGTTCGGCCTTGGCCTTGCTGTGCTGCTTGTCCAAGTATGCCGCAAGGTCGGCCAGGTGCACGCCTCGCGCGGACTTCTGGCTGCTCTCCATTTGTACCAGAGGCAGATCGATTTGGCCGCTGGCAACCTTGAGTTTCATCTTCTCCGGCGTCAGGTGGCTGAAGTAGTCAGAGCAAACGCGCTCCAGCGGGATGATGGCCTGGCCGTTGTACTGCGCCATCAGCAGGAATGCGGTGTTCACTTCCGCTTACCTCCCTTGCGATTCTTTTTCGTGCCGCCGTGGCTGGTAAGTCGCCAGCTGATAAAGGTGGCCAGTTCGCCGATTTCGGCTTTGATGTCGGCAATGGTCGCGGCCATGATGGCGTTGACCTCCGCGACGGTGGCGCGCTGGATGGTGCGTGAGTTGTTCACGTGAGTGCGGCCGTCCGGTGTTTTGACGAGCCACTCCATCGTCCAGCGCTGCGGTGCGCGGGGCAGGGTGCCGCTGACCTGAGGCCGCTCGTTGGGGAGCTCTGTGCTGAAGAAGATTGAGCAGGTCACTCGAACCTCCAAATCGAATACGATCGGCTTGGAGATAACTTTGGCGGGAGGGGGTGCTTATGAACTGTTCCAAGTGCTTTACCGAGCTTTTCAAGCCTTGGGTTTCTATGCCTAACTTCGTATTGCTTTGTGCATTTATGTACGTTGTTGTGTATTACAAGCCTGGAAATGTTGCAGCTGCGTGGGTACAGGCTATCGGTTCGGTTGTGGCTATCTTCGTTGCTATTGGCATCGCCAGGCAACAGCACAATGCCGCTCTCAAACGACGGGAGGTTGAAATTCGCGAGGATGAGCGAGCGCTTGCGTGTCGATTGAAATTCATCGCAAGCGAGATCACTCACATATCGAAAGCGGTACTTGTCGATGAGCTTCACAAAAAAGGCAAAGCGTCGGACAGCATGCTGTCTTCGCTCCGAAGGTTGGAATGTCGGCTTGATGTTTTGGATGTTGATATCAACGAGACGCGCCTTAACCTTGCCTTTCAACTTCGGACGAGGCTGCGTGAACTTATACACTTCGTTGAGCATTATAAGATACTCGATAACGCTTACGAGTCCGTTAAATTTCTTCAGAGTGAAATCGTTGACCTTGAAGCTGAATGCGAGCAGCACTTCAGATCTCTTTCTATAGCTAGTTCCGATTAGTAGCGGCGGCTGAGGGTGGATGCGGTAGAGGTTGTTCATGTGTGCTGTGTCCGTGCTGCTGCCGCTGGTGAGGCGGCAGGTGTTGTTCAGGCGCCTTGGTAGGCGCGGCGGTTCCATTCCCGAATTGCGGCGTTCTTGCCGGGCTGATCTTCTCGGTCGTCTTCCTGAATGCCGACGGGGCCACGCGCCAAGCAGGCGCTGTGCTCGTCAACCATGCCCTGGCAGATGACCACCGAGGCATCCGAATCCAGCTGCTCGACGAACGCATCTTGTTGCCCGCAAAACGGGCACGGCTTCAGTTCTTCGCTCATGGCCATTCCCTCACATGCACTGCGGCGCAGGCTGGCCTGCGTGCGCTTCGTCGACCCGCTCCCAGGTGCTGCGGGTGCGGTGGGTGGATTGCAGGATTGCCAGTAGGCTGTCCTGGTAGCGGATAGCGGCCTTGGAAGGCGTCCAGATGTCCAGCGGCAGGCTCAGCGGGGTGATGCCGGCCAGGCATTCCCATTCGCCTGGGTGATCGGGCATGAGCTGGGCGCGTTCGGTTGCCAGGGCGATCATGTCGGCCTCTTTCACGCACTCGGGCAGTTCCGGAGCGATGTCGAAGCGCTCGCAAATGGCGAGCCAGATGCGCTGCTCGATTTGCTTGTACACGCCCATCACCTGCTTGAGCGGGCGGACCATGTCGCCGACGTAGGCTTCGGTTGCGTCGTGCAGCAGGGCGGCGAGCTGGTGCTCCGCTGGCACGATGCTGGCGATCAGCAGGCTGTGCTGCGCTACCGAGTAGTGCCGGCTGGCGTGGCCATTGAAGCGGCACAGGTGCGCCAGAGCGTGCGCGATATCCAGCACGAACACTTGTGACGGGCAGGGCTGGAGCAGATCAAAGCGCCGGCCGGTGCGGGTGAGTATCCAGGTCATGCTAATACCTCGTCTGCGCGGTCCAGTGCTGCGTCAATCGCGGCGTGGTCGGCCAGTGGGTCGGCGTAGTAGATGGCCGGCGGGGCGTCTGGCCACTCTGCTCGCAAGGCGTCAAAGTCACCTTCGTTCCACAGGCGCAGAAACTCCATGGGTTCTTCCCATCGACCCTCGCCGAGCATGTAGCTGATCACTGCGTTGAAAGCAGCCTCGGTGCGGTGCGGCTCTTCGGTGCTTTCCAGCGTCGGCTGGACGTAGCCCGTCGCCAGCTCATGATCGAATGGCACCTTGAAGCCCGCCGCGTTGCGGTGGCCACCTCCGCCGTACTGCTTGGCAACCTCGCCCACGTCCATGCCTACATCGCTGCTGCGCAGGGAGAAGTAACGGCCGTCTGTGGTGTCGTGGTAGCAGGCGGCAAATGGTTCGCCCTGGGCCATCAGATTGCCGGCGTCGCTGGAGTGGATGTACGGCAAGTTCGCCACGGGGACGTCATGCCCACCGATGCGCATGCGGCGCTTGCTGCCGGCTACCAGATCGGCCACATCCTTGTGGTGCTTGCGTTCGATGGCGGAGCCGGCGGCGATGGCTTCGCTCATCGGCTGCTGCATCAGGGCATCCCATACTTCAAAGTCATAGGGGTAGCTGAACAGGTTGGCCTGAATCTCGCGGGTGCCTTCAAGTGCGAAGCGCCAGAGGTCGCGGTCCTCGATGTGGTTGATGAGGGCCGGGCGCGGCTGATTGGCCATCAGATAGTCCCACGTCAGGCCTGAGCCGCTGCGCTCCATGTCGAAGACGGTGCCCACGCGCTGCCCTGAGCTGACCCATGCCTGATAGGTGGCGGGAGCTGCGGGCATCTGCGCGAGGGCTTCGGCTGCGGTTTTGTGGTGATCGATGATCAGGATCGAGCGCGCCTGTTGGCTGAGCATGGCCAGCAGTTCATAGGGGTAGGAGAAGTCCACGATGATGACATCGCGGCCTTCTACATCCGGTGCGGGCTTGCCGTAGTGACCGGCGTGAAACTCGACGTTGTCAGCGCCCAAGGCGTAACGCACGACCCATGCGGCGCCGAAGCCGTCGGCGCAGTTGCCGTGGTAGATGCAGAGAGTCTTCATGCCACCACCCCCACAACCGGAATGCTCTGCCAGTAGCGGTCGTGCAGCTCGCGGGCGACTTTGGCGAGGCGCCGGCAGGCTTGGGCCTGGTCGGCGGCTGTCAGGTTGGCGAAGAGGTCGGCGGCAATGCTGAGCTTGGCGGCCATCGTGGCCAGGTCCGCGGCATCTTCTTCGGTAAGGGCGCGGGCTTCGGCGGTGGCGAGCTTGGCCTTGCAGGCGTCCAGCTCCTCGGTCATGCCCTCAAGTGCCTGGGCGGCATTGAGGCGGCAGCTATCCAGATCGCGCTGGATGCGATGGGCGCGCTCACGCAGGTGGCCGATCTGCTCGCGGTAGTTGCCGAGCGCTTGAGTGAGGTGCTCGCGGGCCTTGCGGCGGCCTTCTGCGTAGCGCTGGCCGAATACGATGGCCATGCCGGCGACGGCGCCGATGAAAGCGAGTGCCTGATAGGTGGTGAAGTTCATGTGCTGTGTCCCCTGTGGTTGTGCCGCCGGCTGGTGAGGCCGGCGGGTGGTGGCTTAGGCGCCGAGCTGGAAGGTGCCGATGGTGAGCGGAACGAAGCCGCCGACCTGCTGCTCCAGCACGCCCTTGAACTCACGGGCGAACTCTTCGCGCTGGGCTTCTTCGGCCACCCAGCGCAGCTTGAGCACGGGCGCATCGCTGCCGGTGATGACGGACAGGCGCAGGGTGATGGTGGCGGGCTGCAGGCCTTCGAACGGCACCGTGGTGAACTCGAGGCGGGTGGGCAGGGTTTCCTGGCTGCGGGCCTCGATTTCATCCATGGCGCTGCGGGCGTGGTTGAGGTCGCCAACAGTGCTGTCGCGCTGGCTGGTGGCCTTGATGGTCATCTTACGGATGCCGGTGATGGCTTGGGCGGTGTTCAGTTTTTCATCGCCAGCGAAGGCGGTGATGTTGGGCGCCCAGTCTTCGAGGAATTCGGCCAGCTGCTGCTGGTCGAGCCGCTGGCCTACTGCGGCGAGCAGGGCCTTGTAGGCGGCGGTGGGCTTGAGGGTAAGGGTGGCGGTGTCGTCGCCGTGGCCGGCCAGCTGGTCATTGCCCAGGTTGAAAATGATGCTGCAGGACATGCGGTCCTGGTCGATGAAGCCGCGGGCGCCGTCGCCGTCGCGGGCCTCGACGTAGCTGGCGAAGTCGGCCAGGGCGTGGGTGTTGAGCGCGCCACGGAAGCGGGCGCGGTACTCGGCGTAGCGCTCGAGGTTGTGGATGCTCATGTCATCCGGCAGGGCAATCGTCGGCACCTGCTGGTGTGGCATGACGCCAAGGGCGGCGATAGCGTTGGCTTCGATGTGCTGGATGGTTTCTTTCGTCAGTGACATTGCATTGCTTCCTTGGTGAGTGATTTGGGTGTTGCTGGGTCAGGCGCCGGCTCAGACTTCGCGGGCGATTACGGGCGCTTCCTCGCGGCTGAACATCTGCGCGGTCGGGTCCGTCTGGAACAGTTCGAGGCCGTTGGCGGTGACGTACATGGGCGTGTCGAGGGCGGTGTCCTCGCGCTTGCTGCCGCGCTTGGTGGGCTGGGTGAAGTCCAGCTTGTGGTTGATCTTCACCTGGTTGCTTTCGCCGATCTGGCTCAGCTCGAAGGTGATGCTGAGCTTGCCCTTCTTGCCGTGCTCGACCACGCCGGCGGCGACGTCGGACAGGGCGCGACCCACTTGCTGGGCGAATACGCCGGCGTTGAGGCTGTTGATGAACTCGCTGGTATCGGTAGGTTTCATGACGTGCTGTGTCCTTTTGCAGTGGTTACGCCACCGGGTCAGTGGCTGGTTTGGTGTTGCTCGGGTCGTGCGCGTCCAGCCAGGTGGCCAGGTCACGCAGGTAAACAACGGGCGGGCCGAGCCGGGAGCCGCCCAGGCGCACGTAGCGCAGGCGGATGGTGCCGGTGCGGATGGCCTCCATCAGGTATTCATCGCTGCTGATGTGGGGCAGGTATTCGCGCCGCACATCGTCGAGCGGCAGGCAGGGCCGGTCGTACCGCCGCTGGAGTTGTTGGTAAGTGCTGGTCACGCCTGCGGCCCTCCTGTCTCCCCGCGCCCCTCTGCGGTGTGTGCCGTGCTTTGGGTAGGCAGGCGCAGGCGGATCAGTTCGGCGAGGCCTTCGATGGTTTTGCCAGTGGCGGAGGCGGCAAGCCGGCCGGTGGCATCCACCACGACGGCGCCGAACGGGCGCTCGGGGCAGGTGGTGGGGGTGACGTAGGCGGTATCACCGTCGCGCAGTACCTGGCGCACCTTGCGGTAGGCCTCCAGCAGTTCGTTGCTGCGCGCGGGCATGGACTCCAGGCGGGCCAGTGCCTCGCAGGCAGCGCCGATGACGGTGGCGCGGCTGATCATGCTGGGGTGGCTGAAGTGCAGTGGCACGAGTTTGAGCGCGCCGATGGCGTCATCAATGCAGGTGTTCATGCGACGTCCTTCCGGGTGATGGTGATGCCCAGTTGCTTGGCCAGCCACTCGATGCCGCGCTCGGTGCTCATGACCACGCCGTAGCTCGTCCAGCTGCTGATGGAGGCGTTCCAGCGCTGGCGGGTGTCCACGTACAGGTGGCCCTTGTCGCGGTAGGCCGAGGCGAGTTTGCCCTCGTGGTCGAGGATGCCCAGCGTGCGCAACT